GCGAGTCGAGCAGAGCCCCGTTCTTGCCCACATACAGCGCGAAGTCGCCTGCGCCGGGGTCGTAGGCGGTGCTGCGGGTGATGGGGTACGGAGATCCTTGCGTGGCTACGGGCCACGGGTCGGTGCTGCCGCCGAAGTTGTTGCTACCAGTAAAAACCGTAGCTCCGCCATTTCTAAGAGCGAATGACTTAAGCGCCAAACTCAAGCAGTTGATAGCTACAAGCGTAGAGCCCGAATTTACCGCGCCATACTCAACAGTGACCGCGATATCGTTAGCAGTAAAGGTGCAGTTGATGAGTTCGGCGTGCGAGTCTCGTTTGGACGCGCTCTGTACAAACGCAGAACTAGTACCCGTGCTAATAAAGTGGCAGTTAGTGAAAATCTGTGGCGACGACGGATCGCCTCCAAAGGCAACCCATCCAATCCCCGTGGAACCGAGAAAGATGCACTCGCTAATACTAATTCCGTCACCATCGGTATCACCGCCATAAAAATCTGAAGACTTTACAACCAAGCCAGTCAGTCGAAGGTGGTCGTCGGCAAGTGAATGCCTACCGCCTGTAAGGATGACTCCTGCGTTACGGTTGCCACCATGCTCGCTACCGGCAGCAGCCTTGTAGGTCACATTCCGCGTGGCGTCGGTGGCTAGGGTGCCATTAAAGGTCACCGTCTCGTTGTAGGTCCCAGCGTCAGCCTCGAAGACGACCGCCTTATCCTGACCGACAAGGTCACGGCTGCCGACGATGTTCGGCACATCGGCCTCGGCCAGCGTGAACGAAGCGTAGTCCTTACCGGACCCAATCGTCTTCGTGATGACCGTGACCATCAGCCGCCAGCCTTGTCTCCGGTCAACGCCTGAATCTCAGCCCAGGTCTTCGTGATCGCAGCAGCGCCCGGATCGTCGTGGTCCACCCAGGTCAGGTGCGCCGCGTCCGCCAGCGTCACCGTGTAGCGCCGCTTCCCAAGCTGCACACGGCCCATGTCCGGGTCGTCCGGGTCAATCAGGTCGCCCTCCCACGGCGCCATCAGCGCCAGCACATCGGGGTCATCGTGCTCCTTGTCGGAGCAGTACACGAACCGGAACCCGCTGCCGGTGCCAGTCACCGCGCCTCCGGGGTTCACATGGCCGTCGAGAACCTGCACGACATCGTTGTCGCCGTAGGTAAGACCCCCGCTCGGGGACGCCGTGATGATGAGTGCGTGTGCCATTTGCAGCAGGTGGGGTGTGGCGCGGGAGCCGAAGCCCCCGCGCCGTTTCAGTAGCTATCAGGCAGGCTTGACGCCGAACCCGTGCAGCCCGTCGAACAGGACGCGCTTGATGTCGCCGTCGCCGCCGGCCTCGAGCGCAATGCCGATCACTTTCTGGGTGGCGGCAGGCTTGCGCAGAGCGCTGGTGCTGTCCGCCGACAGAATATCGCCAACAGCGGTACCAGCCGTAGCAAGCTCGGCGTCCATGATCCCAGAGATCATGAACATGCCCTTGGCCCCACTAGCGACATCCTCCATTGCGAGAACGAAAACGCCACCGCCAATGGGGTCGTCAATGCCGTCGCTGTTGCTGCCAGCGATAGCGGCGGTCGTGTCGAAGAACACCGCACCAGCATCACCCTCGGTAGTCGAGCCGGGGGTGCGGCTGACCGCGTAAACGCGACCTTTGGTAATGGCGGCGTGGGCAAGCAGACGCACGGTTTGCGTGCGGATGTCAATGCCGATGCCACCGGGAGATCCGATTCCAGAGAAACTAGCCATTGTTCAATCCTCCTTGAGATCAGGCGGTGGTGAAGCTGGGGGTGTCAGAAGTCACCGGGGACACGATGCCGTGACGCTGACGCGAGCGGCAAACGAAGTTGTACCAGGAGTCAATCGGCACGATGGTCGTGAACGGCTGGTTCGGGTGACGCATCGCCGGGTGCTGGTACATGTAACGGGTCGTGTGGAAGATGAACTTCATGTAGTTCCCGTTGAGGAAGTAGTAGCGCGGGCCGGTCGGGTCGCCGCCGGTTGTGCTCACTTCCGTTCCGTCCGTGGTGCCGTAACCCGCGTAGGTGTCGAGCTTCGGCGCGTAGACGAGGTCAATGCCAGCGTACTTGGGCTGCATGTACGCGGGGTCCTGACGCGAGCCAGTCACAAAGGTGTCCTGAGACGCGCGCAGCAGGTGCTGATAGGCGTTCTGGCCCTTCTTGGAGCAAGCGATGAACATGGCGTTGAGGCCCGGATCATCGAAGTACTCCTGATGGGACGGGGGCGGCACGAACTGCACATCGAGGAAGATCTTGTCGAAAGCCGCGATGATGTTGCCCGAGTTGTCGGGATCCAGCGCGTTAGCACCGACGAAGGTTTCCTGCTGCGGAACCCACTTAGAGTAGGTGGCCGGGGCAAGCCCTTGGACATCCGAGAAGCCGCTATACAGACCGTTGGCTTCTTCGTTGACGAAGGCCGGGATGCTGTAGGGCTTGGTGCCGTTAGTGGCCTCCATGTCCGCGTTGGACGGAACGGCAAACAGGGCGTCCTCCATGCCGTTCAGGATCGAGGTCCACAGGCGCTGCTCCTTGATGCGCTTCAGCCGCTTGTAGGCGGTGTGACGCGCAGCGCGGGACAGGCCGGTGCCGACATTGAGTTCAACTTCGGCGTCGGTGTAGGCCATGTGGTCCACACAGAAGCGCCAGTTGATCTCCCAGTTCTCGACGACCTGGGGGTTCTCCCAGTTGAAGGTCTGGTTCGGCTCGTAGTACTGGAAGGTGCTCTCCTCGTCAAACAGGATGGTGTCCTTGATGGACGACCCGCCCTGGATGGTTTCGGAGGGGCCCTTGCCCCGAAGGAAGCGGCGCAGCAAGTAGTTGTTCTTGCAGGCCTCGTTCACCACATCTTCGGCGCTCGTCAGGAACGACGGCCCGGTGGTGTCAATGAAGTCAGTAAAGGTGCTCAGTGCAGAAGCCATCTCTTTCTCCTAGTGAGATGCCCTAGCGGCCCGTCAGCCGGCGAGCTCGTTCCACCCGGTCCGGTGCGTCACTCTCAAGCAGAGCGAGGACTTGGTCCTCAAGCTGCTCCGCGCTGAGAGCGGGCGCCTCCGGGCTGGCGCCCGTCGCTTTGGCTGGCGTGCCATTAGTTCGAAGGTTACGAATCTGGGTTTTTGCAGACTCGGCCTCTTGCTTGAGCTGGTCACGGAACTCGAACGCAATCGCATCCTCCATCAGACCGCCGAGATCCCTGTGGCTCTCGGTGTCGTAGAGCTTGTTCATGCGCGTGAGCACGCGGTTCCAGTCGTCGCTCGAGGTGTCTGCGACCTGCGGATACCGATCCGCAAGCCGAACGCGCGCTGACTCGATCTGCTGGTTCGCAATGAAGTTCTGCATCGCCATGACTTGGTCTTGCAGGGGCTTCAGCAGCGAACTGTAGGACTCTGCCAGCAGTTCGGCGCCTTTCTCGTCCAAGCCGACATAATCCGCGAACTGCTTTGCTGCCGCTTGCAGGTTGGCCTCTGCGGGTTGGCGTTCGGTGGCCTCTGCTGTGGTGGGCTCCTCACGCTCCGTTTGGCTCTGCTCAGGCTGCTCGGCGTCCTTGGACTGCTTGGACTCGTTAAGCATCCGATCCACATCGGACTGCACCTTCTTGCGATGGGCAGCCAGACGGGAAATGGCCTCGTCGCTCAGAGCGGCGAGATCCTCTTTGGAGAACCCGTCGCGTCGCAGGACGCTCCAAGCCTCCTCCAGCTCATCCGTGTCGATGGTGCTGGGTTTCTCCGGCTCCTCCTCGTCGGCAGCTTCCTCGGCAGGTGCCTCGGGTTCGGCTGCTTCCTCTGCAGGCTCCGGTGTAGTGTCTTCGTCGTCCCCGTCGATCTGCATGAGGTACGCATCCTCACGCTCGTCGGCGGTGGGCTCGGCCACAACCTCAGGTTGCGGCGCTACGGCGGTGTCGATAGTGTCCGGGTTGGTGTCGGTCATCAGAGTTGGTCGTACTCGATGGTGATGCCCTCTTTGTCGCGGGCGCGAGCCATGGAGTTCTCGATCTCCCGGCGGCTCGTAAAGACCGGGCGACCTTTGCTGTCGAACTGCCCCTTGTGATGCTTCCAGTTGCGGGGCAGTTGGTTGCTGGCGAAGTTGGGCGTCTTCTTGACGATGATTCCGAAACGCTTGCTCATCGGTTGCTCTTGCGGCGGTTTACCTTGCGTGACACGACCCGCAGGTTGCGCGGCCCGTTGGATCCACCCTTCGAAAGGGGGCGTTTGTGGTCGATCTCCTTCCCATCGCCTTTGGTCACCTTGCCGGCCCGGACGGCTGCGCGGCGAGCCTTGTTGCGTTGAGCTCGCTGCTTCTTCGCCTTGCGGCTACTGTGGTACTTGCGGTACTCAGCGTTTGCCACGGGTCCTCCGCTTCTGGCCCGGGTTGATCCGGGCTGCCCGAGTAGCCTTGGCGGCTTTTTTGGTGTTCCTAGCGACCTGTTTCCCTGCCTTGGTTGCCTTGCGCTTTGCCCTAGTGGTAGCAGCGTACTCCGACGAGGAGAGGCTTGCAATTGCCTTGGCGGGCATGTAACGCTCCCCGGTTGCCTTCGGACCCTGGGTCGAGGGCTTGCCGGATTTCGTCCGCCACTTCTCACTCGTCCAGTTCTTTAGGGACTTTTGCGACTTCTTCAGGGGCATCAGTCTCTGTAGCCTCCGCCCGCTTGTTTGTAGGCCGTGGCAAGCATCTGGGCTTTTCGGGCAGACCATTGCCCGGGACGCCCACCCTTGCCATCAGCCTTGATGCGCTCGAACAGGCGCTTCCGCATGGTGGGGCGGGTGTAGTTCCCTGCCTCGTTGACCCGGCTCTTCTTAGCCACTGCGCCTCCTGAGAGTGTTGGCCTTGCCTTTGGTCCCAGCCTTCCGGGCGTACTTCTTCTCCGTGATGGCCGCGTCTCTGGCGCTCTGCTTACGAGAGTGGGCCTGCGCTGCTTCCCTGCTGCCGAACTCCTTGTATGCACCGCTGCGCTTGGCCGCGACACGCATGCCAGCCTCGGTCTTGTAGGTGCGGCCAGTCAGCCTCGAGATGGTCGGCGCGTAGTAGTACTTGCCGGGTTTGCCAGGGACAGCCTTGACGGTGCCAGCGCGAGTGACGCTGTAGCCCTCTTTGTCCTCGAAGACGCGGCGACCCCGCACCTTCATCGGCTTACCCTGCCGGTTCTTCACCGGCCTGAGACGGTCATCGTTCGATTTGGCCATGGAGCGCGTGGTTGCAGTAGGGACAGTCGGGGTCGAAGGTGTTCGCGGCTAGCGCGTCTACCCGGTAACCAGCCAGCGCGATCTGCTTGTCCACGCGCTGGACGGTCGTGAAGATCCATGTGACAAGGCCGAGTACCAGCCCAGTCATGATGGTGTTCAGGTCGATCTTGACGGACATGGTTACCACTTGACCTTGTTGGCCCACCACGCGGCGGACATCTTGCCTCTGGCTATGTTCTTAGCGTGACGATCCTTGAACGCCTTGCGCTGCTTGGCGTTTTGGTTCGTCTTCGCACCCTGCTCCCCGAAGCGGATGAGCTTCACCTTGTCGCCCTCCTTCGCCACAACAACATGGCTCTTGGTCGGGTGGCTCGGCGTCCGCTTCGGCTTGTTGTAGCCAGACACGCCCGCGCGGGTGAGTCGGCTGTCTTTCTTCTTGGGAGTCGGCATCACATTGCTGAGTTCATGCCTTGGACGGCCTGGGGTTGGCCGACCGGGGCTTGTTGCACCATCTCGTTGAGCATCTGAGCCATCTGCTGACCAGCCATAGGCACCTTCTTGCTCGGCGGCGCTTCAGGCTTCACGCCCTTCATCCCCGAGTCCTTCTCGAGGCGGGGCTCCATGCTCGTCACAGCGTTCATGACCGTCGCCTGCCGCTGCATCGAGACATCCTCGGCCAAGCGGCGCAGAAGGTTGTCGTCAACAAGCTGCGCCATGTCGGGCATGTTCATGGCGTTGCCAATCTTGTTGAAGTGGTCCTTCCACGGGTAGTCCGGGTAGACCTGCATGAGCTGCAGGCTGTTCAGCAGCATCGAGTGCATCTCAAGCGCACGCTTCTGGGCAAGGCCCTCCGAAGCACGCTCCATGCTGTACGGCTCGATCTCTAGCTCCAGATCCTCGAAGGTGTAGTCACCCGAGGTGTGCCCACCGCCACGGAAGACAACGCTCGCCCCCTTCGGTAGGGCTAGGCCCTCCATGGCCTCGCGCCCAATCGGGAACACGATGTTGTCGTCGTGGTACATGTAGAAGGCGACCTTGCGCAGCATGTCCACCACGCAGTCCGTGAAGGTCTGCTTGATGAACGCGATGCGGGTGTTGGCCGCTTCAGACGCAATGCTGTGCTCGGTCGCCGTGCCTTGGCCGCTAATCGCGCCACGCAGCGCCTCGTCCATGCCTAGCACGCGGTCTGCGCGCTGCCGGCAGGTGGCTATCCAGTTCGCCTGCTGGTCCGTCTGCCCGCCCATGACGAACTCCTGCACCAGCGCCTTGCCGTCCTCGAAAGGAACCACCGCCACATAGTCATGCTCGGTGTTCTTGATGAGCTGCGCCGTGCGCGGGTCGTTCACGCCCACGATGCGCTTGTGCTTCATCATGCTCGAGGACGCCGCCAGCACATGGTCGTTCAGGTCGCGCACCTGCGCCTCGACCGCAGTCAGCGGCGACAGCGGGTAGACATTGTCGGGCACCTTGTAGGCGCCGAACACCACATAGGGGCCAGTGCGCGGCCCGTAGTAGGGGCGCGGCTTGCGCACGAAGGTCGATTTGGCGTCTTCGTCGGCGTAGCCCAGGGCTTGGTTGCAGCCAAGGGTGTAGATGACGCCATTGAACCCTGCGCTTTCACCGGGGCTGTCTTCCAGCTCCGCCTCCGGCACATAAATCTCGTAGCACCAGACCTCGTCCCGATCCGGCGTACCTTCATACCCATAACCGTGTTTCCGGTTGGGGTTGTCCTGTGCGCTGAGTGACTCAATGGCGTCAATGTCCCAGCCCTGCTCGGAGTTGCTCGTCGCAAGGTCCAGCAGGTCTTCTTTGTCCATGCACCACATGTGGCCCATGAACCGCGCGCTCGCCACGCGCTCCGCCTCGGGGTCAACAAAGAATCGGCGCGGCGCGATACGCTCGCATGTCGGCCAAGTCTGCGTCTCCGCCGGCCCGAACGGCGTCTTCGTGGGGTAGGCGTACTTCTTCTTGTGGTCCGGGCGCACAAGACCCACGCCGAATCCCAGCAGCATGTCGCTCGCGAGCTCCACCAGCACCTTCCGTAGGCTGGCATCGCGAGCCCAGCGGTTCATGCCGTGTCGCAGCGCCTCGGCCACATCCTGCTGGGGGCCAGGACGGCGCGACTCGACCTGCACGCGCGGGTTATCGAACACCAGCCGGGGCACCATCAGCGAGATGTACTCGTAGTAGGTGTTCTCCGGGCTGTACTCCGCCGAGAACTCGCCGCCCTTGTCGTAGAACGGCCCGGTGTAGCGCGCCACCTTGTCCTCGTACCCCTCGAGGTGACGGTCGCGGAACTCGATGGCGGCGTTGATCTCCGCCATGAGATTGGTGCTGGTAGTCTTGAGCATTAGTTGAACTGCTGGGCGTGGACTTCAGAGTGACTCAGCACATCGCCAAGGCTGCCCTCTGGGTAATCGGGGATCTGGATCTCCATGCTCATGTCACGGTTCCACATGAACATCGCCGCGTATCGCAGGCAGTCCACGGCGTGATCGGAGCAGGTAGGGTCAGGGCGTTCTTTGCCCGGGGCGCCGTCGCGACTGCGCGCCCAAGTGTAGCTGGAGATCTCCTCTTCCAAGCAGGTGGGCTTCTTCGCGTCTGTGCGCGCCTTGTCGCGTACTAGCGAGCTCCCACGACAGATGTAGATGCGCGGGCCGTGATCGACCTTGCTCAGGCCCCAACGGACCATGTCGATACCCGTTTTAATCGAGTTCTTCGCCCTCCGGGCGATTCGGCTGCCATCACGGCCCCGCGCAGCTCCTAGCCGGTCGTTGAAGACCTTGATGTACTCCGGCTCGCTGGGGTCGCACACCAGCGCAGACAACGGGTAGTCTTCATTCGCGGCCATGACTTGCTCCGCCCACCAGTCGCTGGTCTCGCCGGTCTTGTAGATCTCCTGCACGCGGTACATGCGCTGATCGTTGACCGCCCAGATCTGCAAGCAACCAGGGTGCCGCAAGCCTTTGTCGTAGGACCCGAAGTACCACTTCGGCTCCGGCATGTCCTCGGGGTCGATGATGTGGACCGCAGGGTCCCAATCCTCGAAGATGATGCCGTCTTCGCTGGCCCACTTGCCCTCGTACATGTTGGCGCGCCGCGTGCCGGTCAGCTTCGCGAGGACGCCGAGGACATAGTGCTCGCCGTTTTTGGTCCATGTGCCCTTTGCGTGGTCAAACCACGCAGGGTTATCTTCGTGTCGAGAGAGTAGCCGGATCCGCTTGTCGCGCTTGTGGCGATCCGGCACCTCTCGGAACCCCTGAGGGAAGTGCGTGTTCAGCCAGTGGAACTCGCCTGCGGGGTTGGTGTCGGCCACCCGCATCTGCCACGGCATCTTGAAGTTACGGTTCGCACGCGCCAACCATTCCCAAGAGTCTGATGTGATCTCCCGCGCCTCAAAGACGCAGATCACATCGTACTGTGTCGAGAATGTCTTCGACGGTTTGTCCAGACCCCCGATAACGACATGCGAACCGTTTGGATAGTGGTAGTTCTGGCGTGTGTTGCGGGCGCTGGTGCCGTGGATCGCCGGGTGTCCGGGCCACAGCACCTCGGTCTCCCACTCAACAAGCACCGATTCGGCCATCGACTCGCGCGTTTGGCGCAGCATCAGCACGCGGATGCCGGCGTAACGCTCGCAGAGGTAGTTGATCCACTCCAGCAGAGCCCGGGTTTTGCCCGTACCCGCCGGCCCCTCAAGCAATAGCTCGTTGGGCTGCAAGCTCCACAGCTCGCGCGCCGCCCCGTAGGGGGTGTATTCGTGGACAACCTCGGTCGTTTGGCTCATGTCGATAGCATGGAGCTCACATAGAAGGCTTGCGCCCAGCGGATCGTGCCGTAATCACTCGTTTCGAAGGCGAACTCGGCCATGTAACGATGACCCGCCTCGTACTTCGTGGCGTCGAACGCGAGTTGGTAGATGAAGTTGTAGCCCGTGTCATCCAGACCATCCCAATATCCATCGTTCGTCAGCGAAGCAGAGGGTGTTGCAGTCAGCAGGTTGTTGTCGAGGGCGTCACTCGCCAGATTCGCGCTGTGAACTTGGCGTCCGTTGGCGCCTGTGCCGAGGCTATCGCGCGAGATGTCGTAGACGCGGATCTGCAGCGCGTCAGGATTGGGCGATCCGGTGGTATCAATGACATCCCGAGACAGGATGACATTGTCGGGCCGTAGCACGCGCGCCACGAACCACACATCGTTGCCTTCGGTGACTTTTGCTGTGTTCATAGGTAGGTGTGGCGGTCCTCGCCGTACTAGATCGTGCGGCGCGGACCGCCACTAGCTGTCGAAGCGATGATTTGAGGCGTCGTTGTCCGCGACCGGGCTACCCGCGAGCACGCAACGGTGTCTCCCCCCAGGGATGCACCAGCGACACGCTTACTCCAGGGCGTGCCGCCACTACGCGCGCTACCAACGGACTGCGCTTGCGTGAGCTCAAACCGACAAGAGCTCGTTGCAGGTCGCGAAACGGTGTGCGCCTGCACAATCCGCGCTCTGACAGCGTTCGAAGAGGATGCCGTATGGCGGGTCTGGGGCGCGGTAACCTGTCCTCGAGGCGTATCAGCCTGTTTGACAAGGAATGCTGGCGCCTCGAAGACGGGCTCTGCAGTAACCGGCGTGGACTGCAGCGGTAGAACGGTGATCCCGACAGCCACGCGCCCCACTTGGACGATACGGCTGATCTCGACGGTGATCAGGTTCGTATCAATCGCCACGCTGGCCGCATCGGGCCGCAGCAGCAGGGTGCCTATCGTGACGCTGACTGGCTGCGCCGCTGTAGAGACGGCGACGACGCCTACAGATTTGCTGATCGGGCCGGCGCTGATCGTGACCGGCTGCGGAGACAGCGTGACGGTCGCCGGATCTAGCGAGATGACGCGCTGATACGGGATCGGCGTCTCGATGATCTGGTTGTGCCGGAACTGCAGTCCCTGCTGGCTGATCGTGCTGTTGCCGATCACCATCATCACGACTAGCTTCTCTGCCGCGCCTCCAGTCGCCTGGGGCCTCGGGTCGATGACCTGATCGCTAGTCGTCGTGAAGTTGACGCTGTACGCGCCAATCGTGCCCAGCACAGTAAACGGCGCCGTCTCCGTGTGCGTGTAGATGACCGAGGTGCCCGGTCCACCGAACACCACGCCGGATGGCGTCTGATACCAGCCGACCTTCATCACGATGACGCTGTGAATGAACAGGCCCGCGTTCGCTGCATTCACATACAGACGCGCTGTCCAGTCACCCGCCGGCACGGTGTAGGGGTCCGTGCTCGTTATGTGCTCGATCTCACTGAGATAGACCGCGCTGGTGCTGTACGGGGTGCTTGGGATCAGCAGCCCCTTCAGCGCCGTGTTGGTGCCGGCCCCGTACTGCGTCCGCCCGATGACATTGACCGGAAGCTTGTCCGGCGGCACATCTTGGTTGAGCCACTCGAACAGCGACCCAGTGAGCTGCCACTCTGGCTCGCTGTTGCCAGAACCGTGGTAGGCGTTCGCTACGCTGAAGAACTCAGCCGTGTCAGCGACACCCGTATCCCCGATGTCGCTGATGCCTTGGATATAGAAGCTACCCGAGGTCCCGCTCAGAGCGCCGTCGTGGTTCGACAGCGCCTGATGATCGTCCAGTTGCCTGGGTGACCAGTAAGCGGTGACCGTCAGGGTATGGGCCATCAGGTCACCTGCACCACGCCTTGAGCGTTGAACTGGATCGTGATGTCGCCGCCGTTGCCCATGAAGTCCGCGCCGGCTCCAGCTAGGTCGAAGTAGATCAGCGGCACATTGTCCGAGTGATCCGCCTCACCAGCCGATCCTGTGGGCACCCAGTACACCAGCAGGCCATCCACATTCGCCGTGCCCGAAGGCAGCGCCGAGATCGTGATGTCGTCCGCGTCGAACTCTGAGCGGTTGTTCCCGTCGTCTACCGTGACCTGACGGTTCGTCAGCGACGGCTTCGAATAGCTGCCGCTGTACTCCGCAACAGCCTCCGGCGACACCACGCTCAGGACATCGTTGACCGTGTCTAAGTCGTTCGGGTTCGTGGACGAAGCGAGGTCGCCGGAGATCAGCATGACCTTGATCGTGCTGGCTCCAGCGACATCGCTGTCCCAAGTCAGGATCTGCTCGTTCGTGGCAAAGTTGCCACCGCCCAGAGCCTGCTTGAACTTGTTGAAGACAATATCGGCCATCAGTAGCCCATGCGGGCACCGCGCATGCGAGACGCCTTGGACGCCTTCTTGCGGCGAGCCGCCGTCCCTCGAGCAGCCCCGGAGGACATGCCGGTGACCTTCTTGCCAGTCTTCTTGGACGCCTTCTTAGCGGCCTTCATCCCAGCGGCGGTGTACGGGAACTTCTTCTTTCCGACTTTCGGCATGGTTCTCAGCCCTTGTTGATGTTGTCGATCAGCTTCTTGCGAGCGCCCACAGATAGGCCCTCTGCTCCAGAGATGTTCCCCGCGAGCTGGTGCAGCAGGCGGGAGTCCCCGCCCAGCACGCTGTACGGGTCCTTGAGCGCCATCTCGTAGTTGATGTAGTCGTCCTGCCGCGCGACAGCGTCTACCATCTGCCCCTGCATGCTCTCGCGCTTCGGCGTCTCCAGAGGCTGGACACCGAATGTGTCGCGGATGTACGCAGACGCGCCGGCGTTCGCAGCGCCCATTCGCATCTGACGGTACGGCGAGCTCATCGCCAGGATGTTCTGAGCCGTCAAGCCCTCTCCACCCGGCGCGCCCATCCCGTAGAGCTGGTTACCCGCACCCAGCTCCGTGAACAGATTGATCGGTACCTCAGGCATCGTCGTCGTCCCCCGATTCCAACTCCCTCAACGGCTCAACCTCCACAAGACGCGGCTCGCTGAACCCGTAACGCTTCACATGGTGCTCCGTCTCGATCTGAGCCTTCTTCACCACGGCCCCGTCAATTCGGTCCCAGATCATCTCC